GCCCTAGTAACCTGAGCCGATCTTTCCTTCTCTTTTTCGTGTCTGTGCTCTAACAAAGTCATCCCCCCGGTTTCCTCTGTATTTATATATACTCGGCCATTATCAAAAGCCACATCCTGGAAAATAATTCCGTCTTTTCCGAAGCGAGATTTTAAAATTGATATGGTTGCGAGTCCATCTTCTCTCTGATCCATAGTTTTGCCGACGGACATTATAAAGTGTCCGATCTGACCCTTTTTAATAGAACCACCCATTTGTGAACCACCTATCACTTCTTGATCAATTGCCGATCTATTTCCTTGAACAAATGTCCACCCAACCATATCAAGTTCGGATATCATAGTTTCATATTGTCTCATTATTTTACCTTCGCCTGACCATTCTTCCCTTCCTGGTTCTGTTGTGCAAACACAATCAATATAATCCAATAAAACAATGTCTGGTTTCATGCCGTCACTTATCAAACTTCTAAGATATTGTTTGATATGGTTCATTGTTGTTCCGTCAGATGGAAACTTCTTTAGTTTTAGATGTCCTTTACCTTCTTTTCTTATTTTTGCAACAGTATGCTGAATAAACTCCTTATTATTTACCAACTCATTTAATTCTATTCCTGTCCAACAAGCTAAATGTTTTCTTTGAATTACCTTTGGGTTGTCCTCAAAAAATATCTGTACTACGTTATACCCTTCATTAAAAGCGGAATTAGCAAACTTTGTAGCTAATGTTGTTTTACCAACACCATATGAAGAAAGAACTACACCCAACTCTCCTTTGGATAGTCCGCCACCCATTAAACTATCTATGCCGGCAATACCGGTTGGTACTGGACTCCTAAAGTCATCAGATAACACATCACCTAAATTCTCAAAAACATCTATTGTGTCATCCGCACCGTCACCAACGGCAAGAGCTTTCTTTAATAACTCTTCACAATCATCATATCTTTCGAAATCGCCACTATTTAAAATCTTACTTATTTCTGTGTTGGCTTTCTTTAACTCTTGTTGTTTACAAAACTTTAACGATTTCTCTTGAATAAAAATAGAATCTCTTAGGTCAGCATCTTTTACTTCTTTTATAACATCTAAAACAAAATCTTTTGTAACATCTCTCTTGATATCAGTTTTTATTATCATTTCCAATGTATCATAATTTGGTATCGTATCATACTTTTCATGATAATCCTTCAATTTACTGACAATCAATCTCATATATTCATCATCGAAATATTTTGGTTCCATGATGTCAATAATTTTACCGGCGAATTTATGATCTGTCATCATTTGACTGATCAGTTTTAACTGAAAAGACTGCCCTAAATAACCTAAATAAACATCTTCCTTACTCATATAAATAACTTCTTTTGGGTTTAAAAATAAATATCTTCAAAGTACCTGGTCTAGGTATTTTTTTTCATATTTTTTTTGACTTAGTGTTCTTTGGATCTCACGAATAATTTTAGGTATACTTTTTCTAATGTCAACAGTATATCTAACTTTTGGCGGATAAAAATTTCCACTAAATGGTTTAAATGCAACAGACTTTTTATCAATCTTTATTTCAAAAGTAAAAATGTCCTCATTTTCAAATACATCCTTCTGATTTATTTCTTCAGGTTTTTGATAAACATATGGGTTATGATACCCCCAAAGGTAGTCTTCAGCCTTCTCTCTTAGATCTGTTTCTATCATGTAAACACAATCATCAGCCAATTCTTTCATTTCCAAAGAACGAATGGACTTTGAGTTATAGTTGAATATGTTAAAATATCTTTGGCATATTATATTTCCATTGATATATAGTATGAACTCAAACCTCTCTTCTTTTACTTTTTTCATAGTTTCAAATTTATGATTTTAAATATAATTTTTTTTCTTTTTTAATGATGTTTTGGAATGGCATTAAATAGTTTAGATATCCTTCGTAACCTCCAGGTATCGCATCCATAATACCATCCTCAGACATCATCTCTAAAAGGTTTTTATTTGTTCTACCATCGGGATCAATATGAGCATCAAATAAATGGTCAAGATCGTCTTTACACCCTTCCGTAATCATAGGACTGGATAGATCCATTATCTCTCTATTTATTTCATACAATCTATTTCCTTGAGAACCCAAGGTAACACCGTTTATGATATTATCCAAAGCCACCAATCTCTTCTTTCGCTGAGACTGTATGTCTTCCAGTTTTTCAAACACTTCACTCAAAGTGACTTTTGTTTCTGATATCTCTGGAATATGTTTTAAAATGGTTTTGGCTTTAACTCCTTTCACACCTTTTATGTTATCACTAGTGTCACCTTGTAGAATTTTCATCAACAATGCGTTTTCATGATGGAAACCGAAAAATTTGTTAAAGTTATCAGGTGTTATCCTTACCTTTTTATCTTGAAAGAAAACACTAACGTTTTCGTTTATTAGTTGGCACATATCCCTATCATTGGTTATGATAACCACTTTTTCATTTGGTTTTATATTTTGACAATAATATCCAATACAATCATCGCTCTCAACAACAGGATCTTGATACTGTCTTATAAACAATTCTTCAAGATAAAGTTTTACCCTTTCTTTCTGTAATAATAAATCCATCTCCTGTGGTATGCTACCATTCTCATAATCCTTACCTCTATTTGCTTTATATTCTGGTAATATATGATAACGTAATTTCCCACTAAATTGACCATCCCAAAAGACAAATACTTTGTCAATTATGTTTTCATTTATAACTTTTCTTAGTGTGGTAACGAATTGATACAACCCACCGATGTGAGTCCCATTGTAATACATGTTCTTCGCACCATAATAAGATGTTTTTAAAATTGCATCTCCATCAACTAATAACGTATGTGTAACTTTTTTTCTGGTTGGTCTTTTCACAGACTTATATTAAAGTGGTTAAAAAAAAATAAAACTAAAAATCATCAGATGTTTCAACGATAGAACCAACTGCTTCATCATCTCCTAATACAATATCACCGTTATCCTGATCACCAAAAGATTCAAAAACTTTGAACCAATAGTCAGCGTGCTCGGCCTTGTACTTTTTAATCTCTCCATCTGATGCCTCCAAAAACCCATGAGGGGTGGCAATAATCCGTCCATCGGAAAATCCCAACCCATTCATATGGTTCTTGTAGATACCTACTTTTGTTCTCATTGCAAAATTCACCTTCCTATTATTTTTAGTAGCAGGAATTCGTGAAACCCCAGCACTGGCTTCATTACCAAAAAGGAAAACCAATGAAGATGATAGAAATATACTATTACCCCCTTTTGGTTTTATTCTCGGTACTGCTCCGTAACCAATAGGTATTTCTACCCAAGGTTGGTTTACGAAGATAGCAGTGTTGGTGTATTGTGATGTCTCCTTACGGGAAGACGTTATCCTCTGTGCTAATCACATTCCCCATTTTTCTGATATAACTCTAGCGGTATGTTGGTTTCCACCTTTACCGTTAAAACTCATCTCACAAGGAATTGAACCAATAGAGTCTACACAAAACACCAAATCATATGGTAGGTTACCGGCAGCTTGTTCGTCCAACATTGAATTCATATAATCAAACACTTGTTCAACATATTCAAAACCAAGCTTATCAATAAACAAACCATCCCAATAAACTTCTCCCGTCTCTTCATCAACTTTCTTCTCACATTCCAAACCCAATAGTTTAGCATGTTCAAAACTCCATTTCTGTTCAGTGATGATAAAAACAGGTAGTTTACCTTTCTTCTGAGCGACAGCACCTGCTTTAACAAGAGCGGTTGTCTTTCCAGTGTCAGAATGTCCCAATAACATATTCACATGACCTTCAGCGGGTCCTGGAATTCCACATGCTTTTTGAAACGCTTCACCAAGATCAAAATACGCATCTTCTTTGTATTTAACTCTTGTTGAAAACTTCTTCTTTATATCCTGAAAAGATGTATTACTCTTTTTTAAGGGTGCTTTCCGTTTCGCCATGACCTACTAAATTAAAATGGTAATTCATCATCGTCTTCAACAACATTAGCATCTGCCTCCACAGTGACATTATTACTGGCTTCAGTAGTTTTGAATTCAGCTTCTAATTCATCGTTCTGTTTAGCGGCTAATGCCTCTTCCGTTGTGAAACCTTTGTTTTCTTTGTCCCACACTGGTGTCTCTTGACGAGCAACAATTTCCAAATATTCAATAGGTTGAGCTCTGTAAACATCTTTGTAAGTTTCAGTGTTATTTAACCAAGTCTCAGCCTTAGTCTTATCACTTGTCAACAATTCCTTATCCCCAGGTATAATAGCGGTTATAATGCTATATCCTTTGT